TCATGCTAACGCTAAACGTATCGCCAGGCAGCGCTTCATCAAGCAACACAGGAATCAAATAACCAGCATCAAAAGTAGTTTTATACCCATGAGAACGATCGAATTGAGACCGAGGAGTCTTGACCTCTGGAATCTGACTAAACGAATGGTTCATTACCGACTTCATCTTCACGTTATATATCTCCTATTTAACGTTATCTTTAATATCCAACATCGCCGAATCAACAACTTGTTTCAGAGGAACCAGCGGCGCAGTTTCTCTTTTAAACTCGAGAGCATTTCCGAGGCTTTGCTTAGAAGCATGAGAAGTGATTCCACCAGTCGCATCATCGTATTCCCCAATCTCAAACAACGTGTAATCAGCCGCGTGTTTAAAAAACGTATGACTAGAATCGTTACAAACTTCGGTGAAAGCCCTTAAAGCCTGGCCCTTAGTGGCCATAAAAAACGGCTGCAAGTATGCCTCTGCCTTAGAATCATAAACACAAAACATTTTAACTTTCATCTTTTTCGTAGCTCCTCACAAGGGTTTTAAGTTTCAACTCTTGAACCCTTTCGCGAACAGCTAACCTTTCCGGCGTCTGATCATCCAAACGTGTTTGCGCGTCAAATTTTCTTCGCGCTAACACCTTCGAAAATTCGTCAGGGTTCTCAAGCTCAAAAGTTCTGTCATAGAACTTAGGAGGTTTCATCTTCTTTCCGTTGAGAACCACAAAATCATCAGGGTAAATATCCGATGAATACTTACTCAACCAATCCCGTCCGATACCCGGACGTCGCGACATCGTTATATATTCCGGCTTACGTCTTCCAAGAATTTCGCCAGTGCGCTCACAAACGACCTGATAATGTGAAGCAGCTTTTCCACCAGTTATCTTCTTCGTAACATATCGAGCAACATAAGCAGCGGATTCAAAGTTAACATCTCCAATTGTTGAAAAACCAAAAGGCCAAAGTTCACTAAGAGCTTCGGAAGTATATAGTCTAACGCCATTGCGCACAGACCAAAGCTGCTTATCAGCAAAATCAAAATTAAACAGACACGCATGATAATGCGGCCGTTGGAACCGTTCCCCATACTCGCCACAGTGAAAGAATCGGATACCTTCACCAAAACGTTTACGTAAACGTTTCATAAACTTCTGAAAGGCAGATAAATCCAAACTATTTAAAGCAGGTAAATGATCATTATTGTAAGTAAGTGTAATAAAGCAATTGTTAGAATATAGAGAGGCTTCGTGTACGCAGCGAATAGCCCATTGCCGGGAACGCTCCAAACGACAGCCAATACATTGACCACAAGGAAACGTGACGGTCAGATCCGTAAAACCATCGCGCGGATTAAATACTACTGGTCGTTTACCAGTATCGGGATTGACCTTCCGTCCCCGGTACCCGGTGAGCGGATGGAAACAAGGCATAAGAGTCCTACTACAGACGAATGCCACCGCGCATAATGGGACGCTTCAAATTCTTCTTGTGCGTCCCCCTGGCTGTCTTCGCAAACACTTTACGGCTTTTCCGTTTACCCATCTTCATTCGTTTCTTCATTGCGTCTTCTCCTTAAGGTTTCCTAACCGACGTTCCTTCTCTGAGTTACTTGGTCTCCTTTTTTGTTCCCCTCATCTTGCGGAGGAACGAAAAAATGAAACGCTACGTACTCGTCGACAAACTGAACGGATCGGTTATCGCCTTCGATACCTTCGACGCACTGTTGAAATTAATACAGGGCATCCAGGGAAACGAATTAGCCGACAAAGTCGATCCGGAAAAGCCAAAGACACCAACCGGGGAGAACTAGTTCCAGCTACTGCTACCCCCGTGGTGTCAGTCCGCACAGTTACATCAAGTGAGTAACTGTGCGGACCCCCTTGCGCTAGCTAGTCGCGCCCCCCGTAGGGGTAGCGGGCGTAGCCTGAGCTCCGCCTTCGGCTTCGCGCTTTTCGACCAAGCCCAGCTCCTCTGCTTCCTTGCGGTTCGTGGGATCTGACACAAACGCAATCAGCTCGGAGGGGTCATTGGCAAATCGTGCACGCACTTTTGCAGGTAGGGTCTCAAACGCGTTATTTGCCTCGAGGATGCGATTGAGAGCCGTCTGATAGTCCGTGGCACTAGTAAAGTCCCCAAACGTCAACTGGCGCCCAGCCAGGTGGGTTATAAGCCCTGTCTTCATGTACTTCGACAGGATCACATTCACATCGCACTCGTCCCTAAACGATTGCTTCGTTTTAGACGGCTTTTTAAACTCAACCTTAACCTCACGTGCCACAGGCACTCCAATCTCAACATCAGCCATTACTTTCTCCTTTTCTTAGTGGTCTGTAAAATTTCCCCAGACCCTGAATCAATTACAGTCTCTTGGTTATAAGCCGGAGGAGCCGACAGACCTTTAAGCTTCATACCAGCACCCAAAGCAGAACCAATCCGATCAACAACAGCATCAAGAGGCCCAAGCACATACCTGCCGAACGAGCTGTCTTCGATAGCTGCTTTGTTTTTCGCAGCGGGAACCGCAGCCTTGGCAATCTCTGCCTCCGCCTTAGCTCTCTTGGCGGAGTGCTTAACTTGCTCCTCCGTCATCTTTCCTATTTTCACCTGGGTGTCCTTAAGCTCTGTATCGCTTTTCGTATTATCTACTTGAGCCTGAGTCCGAGCCATATCGAGTGCAGAAGCAACAGCACCTTCCAACATATTACCCTGAATAGGATTCTGAGCCGAAATAGACGCTCCACCAGGAGAACTAGCACCACCTTGCGAATACGCCATCATCGGGTTCAAACCCGCAGCTTTCAAATCCTGAACGCTACGCTGATAGGCCGTATTAGCCATACGTTCTTGAAACGCCATCTGCTCACGAGCCATCTCTCGATTGGACTCGTTCGTGGATCCTTGGGAGAGGGCAGAAATTACTCCCCCTCCCAAGGCTCCTAAACCGCCGGCTATCGCTCCAATTAGAGGAAACGGCATATATCTCCTAGAAGTGATCGATCAAACCGGGAACACTGTAGACCGGCATCGGGCGAGCACACTTCATGCTGAAGTAAGAATCAAACAAGAAATGAGGCTGCGTCGGAACCGCAATCACTCTATCAATCGGGGGATCTTCCTGAATGAACTCATCGTTCAACGCAGGCAACGATCCAAAATCTTGTGACAAATGCCAGTAAGCCAACGTGCCAGTCGCATTCGACCTAAACAAACCAGTCACCTGAGACGGCTTATAGCGATATTCAGCATACCGCTCCTGGTAACCGAAAACGTTCGCATCAGCAGAGCTGCCTTGAGCGTAAATCTCTTTATTCAACACCGCTTGTTCACCAAGATGCGCTAACGACGGCCAGAAAAAATCGAAACGCGTCGATCTTGAGAACATCCGGTTAAGACCCTGCTGGTAATTAAGATCGGCACGAGCAGAAACCAAACCAATAATAATGCAATGTTCCGTAAACGACTTAGTAAATCCATGGTTAACCTGAGAAGCCGTGCCGTAACCAGCCAACCAACCTTGTGGAGTAGTACCAATTAGACCAGACGTCTGAGTAGTCTGAGGAACCGGATGAATATTAATTGGCGTAGAACCACCGCCCAAATATTCCGGACGTTGCAAGCGGGCATCGGGTGATGTCACACCAAAATGCGAACGAATAACCTCGGTATACCGGGTACCACCGCGAGCATCTCGCTCATACATCTTCTGAATCTGGAAAGCCTGCCGCAACTGGTTAATCGTAGCTGCCGTAGCCTCTGCCAAATCTGCATAAATCTCTGGAGTAGTATCCGGACCTGAAGCGGCAGTCTTAACAAACAACTGACCTACCGTATTCGTAGCAGCACTAAAATTATACGTCTGACCAACGTTATTACCTGTCTCATTAAGATTCGCGGTCGAACCTAAACCACTCGCCGTATCGCTGAGACCAATACCGATAACCGGGGCCAAATCACCAAGCGGAAGAGGAACGGAAGGACCCTTCTGAGGGAAAGGCAACGAACTCGTAAAATAATCATGTCTCTTACCACGCCTTAACAAAGAATAATCAGAAGGCGAATCCGGACCATCGTCCTTATCAACAACAACAGAATCCTGAAGGTTCTGATCCCGGAACCATTCATTCCAAATCAAATTATAAGCACGGTGAAACAAACTAATGTGACTCAACCCAGTCACCTTGGTGGGGATGCCCATGTAATCCGAAAGGCTGTTCTCCAGATAACCCCCGGTCGGAGCCGTCATCGTGGGGACCAAGTAATCTGTCGAATCACCTGGGTCATCCTGCTCACCGTTGAACCGTTGCCAATTATTCCAAATCAAGCGGATTGGCACGGCAAAGAAAAACGAATCCAAATACATGTTGTCCATCACAGGAACTAGAGGTGTGGCCAACCGAGAAAATGAAGTCATGCTAACGCTAAACGTATCGCCAGGCAGCGCTTCATCAAGCAACACAGGAATCAAATAACCAGCATCAAAAGTAGTTTTATACCCATGAGAACGATCGAATTGAGACCGAGGAGTCTT